GACTCTATTTGGTATAGAACTAAAACCAAATACTCCTACTTCAAAATATTTATCGTGTGAATCTTTTTGATCTCTTAGATAGTTACCCCTGACATAACACTCTATGACGGGGATGTTTGCATTTAAATAAGCCATAGTTATCCATTAATATCTCCCCAGGTTTCACCTTTTTCGTAGTCAACTTTATTGGGGACTTCTAAAGTAACCGCGTTCTCCATAACATCAACTATTTTTTTTGCGTGAGTTTCGTCTTCAACACTTACACAAAGTTCGTCATGAATTTGTATATGGGCTACTATACCTTCCTTATATAAATCTAACATTGCTTTTTTTGTCATATCCGCAGCGGATCCTTGTATTAATTTATTTAAAGATTTGTAAGTATATGCTCTTCTAATCCCTGGTCCGTGTTCCTGTAATGCTTCTTCATGAGGCAATGCTTTATGCATACCGAATTGATTTGGTTCCCATAAATGAAACCTACACAATCGCCCCAGTAGAGTTCGAATTTGTCCACGCTCCTGGGCGCGATTGGAAGCACTATTCATAAGCTGCTTAACAAAGGGAACTTTAGCGTGGTATTGCTCGAACAATTCTGTAGCTTTATCTTTTGATACACCTAACTCGGCTTGTAATTTTGCTTTACCCATACCATAAAATAATCCTAGATTAATTACCTTAGCCTGTGATCTTGGTATCTTTGCCATATCAGCCACCACCTGATGGAAGTCTGTTGAGGTATCATTTTCATAATTATCTATGACATCGTTTACAGAGGGAAATTTGTGTAAAGCAGCATAATGCACTACCAACCTAGGCTCTTGCTGAGAATAGTCAAAACAACCCCATGTATGGCCCTCCTCGGGTATAAATATAGACCTAATCATAGGTCCAAGATCCTTATTCCTAGCAGGAAGTTGCTGTAAATTAGGGTTAGAATAACTAAATCTACCGGTCACCGTTCCACCTTGATCTGACCTTATTTGATTTATGTCAGCGTGAATCCTACCTTTATGCTCGTGCTTAACTATGGTATCTATAAATGTGGTATGTGCTTTGTTAACTTCTCTAGCTTTGGCTATCATTCTAACAACAGGATGTTCATGGTTCGAAATAAAATTTTTAGTAAAAGAAGGTGCTTGTGATTTTGCAGTTCTTTCGTAAGTTAAGCCAAGTTTATCAAAAACTTTGGCAACACTTCTTGCAGCCATTAATTGAACCTCTACTCCTGTTTCTTTTTTTATTTGGTGCAGGAATTCTTTTTCTTGTAATGTTAATTGTTGCTTCAATTTATGAGCTCTTTCAACGTCTACTCTTACACCTAAAAATTTCATATCAACAAGGCAAGGAAATAAATCAGTCTCTAATTGAAAAATAGATTCGATATCTTGATGTATTAATTCTTTTTTAAATATCTGCCAAAGTTCTAATGTTAGTTCAGCATCTTTCTCTGCGTAAGATCCAACATACATGGCAGGGAGTTGCCATAAATCTGCTTTAGGATCTAATCCTCTAGATTTTGCTTCTTCGTTAAGCGCATTTTCGTTTTTACCATGACCTAAATAATCCCAAGATAAACTATTTAAATCAAACCTATATCTGTTTTCATCAATCAAAGACGCTGCAATCATTGTGTCGACTATCTGTCCATTGATTTTTAAACCCATAGATCTAATCCAACACACATCATACATTGCGTTATGAAATATTTTTATAGCATCGGAAAGTAAGATATCTTTAAACCACTTTAAAGTTTTTTTCTTATCCATGTTTGGTCCTGCTCCATGAGCGATTGGAAAATAAAACTTTCTTCCTGGTACAGCAACAGCAATACCTACCACTTCACCATTACCAATTACGGATCCTGATCCTTTTGATTTTAAATCAGGATCTCTTGTTTCTAAGTCGACCGCAATCTCATCATACTTTCTTAGATCTGGATATTCTTCCGGCTCATTCCATTCTGTCTGTGCTTCAAATAAAGGTATCTTCATTATTATCTCCGTAGTTAAAAAAATTTGCCATAATATATCTAGAGCCCGCATTTTTATTAAATTGAAGAGATGCGTGATAAATTTTAGAATCAAAAATAATTGCTCTATTTTCTTTAAACCCTACATGTAGATTTAATATATATTCATTTTCTCTTTTGTCATAAAAACCTGTACCACTATTTATAAGTTCATTGCCTTTTATGTAAACAATACAGTTTACATTACAGGTATCTGCGTGTGGAGTTGCTTCAGTATGTTTAGTGCTCAAAAAATAATTGCTTTCAAAAAAACTGATAGGTGCGCTTAAGTAATTTTTTAAATTTTTCGTAACTTCCTCAACAGCAAAATGTTTTTTATCTAAAGGAACATTAAAATATATTTTTTGATATATACTTTTAGAATCATCGTTGACCGTAGTATCTCTATTAGAAAAATTTAAATGAGATATTTCAGTTTGAATTTTTTTCAAAACATCTCCTGTAAAAAAATTATCTTTAATTATAATGTGTTCTTGAATTTTTAACATTTCTTTTTTTTAATTTATGGGATTCGTGTGAACGTTTGTCTTGTCTTGCTTGTTGTAAACATTCTTGGGCTGCTTTTTGTGACACATTTTCTTTTAACCATTCTGCGTGCAAAATTAAAATATTATTTTTTTGCATCTTTCATTTTTAACATTTCTAATTGACAATAATGTACGATTTTTTTAAGATCCTCCGCTCCCCCTTTTCGCTGGTAACGACAAACATATTTTACAACGTTCCCTTGAAAGAAGCTGAGATCATTTTTTGAAATAAATTCATACGGCTGAATCTTAAATTTTGTGTAGTGATTTCCACCAACCTGAGTAAATTGAGGAAAAGCCTCTTCAAATATATCTTTATGTGTCATAACTGATAACCCTTTCGTTCTATTTTTGCTCTCATTAAATACAAATTTCTTTTTGCTCTCGTACAACCTACATACCATACTCTATGCTCTTCGTCACGCTTTATTATACTTTTAGTAATAGCCTCTCTTATTTTTTTAGCATTGTCTAATACTAAAATTACATTTTCACACTCACCACCTTTTGCAGCATGAATGGTAGAAACTTTGATTCGTGCACTATCACTTAATTTTTCTTTGTTTGACAACATTAGTCTTATGTAAATTTTGTCTTCGGCGGGTGCATTATCAAAACATTCAAACCATTTTAAATTATAATTATTTCTATCCTTTATAAGTTCTCTGTTTCCTAAATATTCTATTATATCTGCCCTGGCTGTATCAGTTATTGTTTCACCATTTAACCACTTAGTGTGATTAACAATTGCTTTATAAAGTTTAGTGTTGTAACTTTTTTGATGCCTGTTTTCATAATACAAACCTTTTACTTTTAAAAGATCGCACACTTCTTTTGCCCTGGATAAGGTCCTAGTTAATATTAGCCAGTTGTCTTCGTGAAGATTTATATTTTCTAAACTATTGATTTTACTACATAATCCTTCTTGAGCTCTAGGCAGATAATTTTTTGTTGCACGAAGTCCTTCGATTCGTGCTGTAATAATTTCTGAAATATCTTGAACAGCTTTTGGAATCCTTCTTGATTTCGATAATACTTTTTCTGTAGCAGGTTCTTGAATAAATCTATCTACATCTGCACCGGCCCAACCGTAGATTGCTTGGTCATCGTCACCAGCTAAATAAATATTTTTTGATTTAGATTTTAGTATGTCATACAGTTTCCATTGTATTGGAGATAGATCCTGGGCCTCATCAATAAACACCACCTCAAAGTTTGGAATCTTATTTGGTTGTTGTACAATGTCATGAATCATATCTGTAAAGTCCACTAAGTTATTCATGTCTGGATGTTTATAATGATTGTAGTTTGCTTCAATGTGTTTTAACAAATCAGGTTTTACATTCGTTGAATGTTCGCCAGTGCAATACTCATCCCATACTGAAATATTTTTCTCTTTTGCTTTTAAAATAATTTGAAAGTATTCATTATCGCAAGTTAGATAAGGAGATGCATCCGCATCTTTTTTTGCATTTACTCTGATACTGAGCTCTTTTCCAAGATCGTTGTAATGATAGTCTTGCATTACGTTTTCTTCTCGAAGTCCTAAACTATGAAAAGCCAGAGAATGTAATGTTTGAAAATATTTAAGTTGTTTCTTTTTATATTTAGGATTTTTCTTAAGCATTCTATCTCTTGCTTCATTCGCTGCTTTACGGGTAAATGCAAAGTAACCTATTTTACTTACTGGCGTACCTACTCTTATGTAAGCCATGGCTCTTCGAATTAATTTTTCTGTCTTCCCTGTACCTGGAGGGCCATATATCTTTGTAACCTTTGTCATTAAAGAATATCTTTTTTACTTTTCATTGGTAAGATTTCTATTTCATTTTCTTCTTTGTCAAAATATTTCATAGAAACTTTTATACATCTTACAGGATTATTAGATTTTTTTTCTGTTGCTTTTTTAGGATATCGTTTAGGGTGTCTAAGTTCAGCATCAAAAAAATCCATCAA